AACTACTGGAGTATCTTCTCAAAAGCATAATGCCACTACTAATACTAGCCTGCTTATCATTGTTCTTCACTTGCTTGTTCATACTAATAGCAATAACTGACGAATAAAGTAACCCTCAAGGGAGCCGTAAGGTTCCCTTTTTTTAACCATCTTCAACCCTAGACCCAGATAACCCTAGGGTACTATCATAAATTACCAGTATATCAGCCCTTGACAAAATCCTAGTTACGTTTCAAATAGCTGCGCCGTGCAATGAGTTATAATAAAAGATTATCAGGCCATCGCAATGAATCTAGTAAACACACTAGGCCTAAAAAACGTAATTACAGAAAAGAGTACGATAACTACCATGCAAGTAGTGTACAAAAAAAACGTAGGGCAGCTCGTAATGCGACACGTAGTCTAATGGTAAAGGCAGGAGCGGTTAAAAAAGGAGATGGGAAAGACGTAGACCACAAAGATCGTAATCCCCATAATAAATCTAGAAGTAATCTAAGAGTTGCGACTAAAGCGAGCAATCGTTCTCGTAATTCATAATTTGAGTCGTAGCTACGTTTCGTTGAGGTTTTTGGTGTTGTGGTCACACCTTTTTTCCTCACTCTCTTCTCGTAGTTGCGGCTCTTTTTTTACATGAGCGGAACCACGGCCATACAAGAAGGAAAACGTAGATATAATGCTAAAGTTAGGCGTTTATCTGAAAAATCCAAAGAATCTACTACATTACATGGTAAATACCTTTATAAAAAACTAGGTAGATACCTAAATGATGCTGTTGAGGCTTTTCTAAAAGATGCTACCAAGGGACGCGCAGGCTACTATCACAAAGAGTTCCTCTGTCTAAAAGAACTGAAAACCCCTGTAATTACCCATTTATCTTTAACTCATCTACTAGATACACTTTCTAAACCCCAAAAGCGTACCCAAGTTGCATATAAAATAGGCCAAAAGCTCTTAGATGAAATAGCTTTCTGTCGCCTAAAAACTAAACACAAAAGTTGGTGGAAGACTCTTCACTCTAAAGTTCTCCGAAGAAGTTCATATAAGTTTCGACGGGCTCTCGCCATAAGAGCAGCAAATCAGGACTTTAAAGATGCTTGGAAAATAGACATTCCTGTATCTCATGCTGTACCTCTAGGAATAACTTTAATTGAACTAATTCGCACTTCCACTGGTCTCATTAAATACGAGAAAAGGAAACTAGCTAGAAATAAGACAGCTTATTATGTTTCACCTACCGAAGATACTCTTATATGGGTAACTGAATTTCATCGTAGAGTTTCTCGTCTTTCACCTTATTTTGCTCCTGTAAATACAGTTCCACCTAAATGGGTTTCTGTAAATAGCGGAGGATATGATCTTCCAAGTGAACTTAATTGGAGCTTTGTAAAACGAAATACTTCACAGAATTATACTAATAAAAATCTTCAGTTAGCTTTCTCAGCTGCAAATTCATTACAGGAAGTAGGTCATCAGATATCTGAGCGTTCCCTTAAAGTGACTTGCAGGTTACATCAAAGTGATTTACTAAGTGAATTGTATGTTCCGTCTAACTGGCTGGCCCCAGAGGTAACCACCAGTTCACGAGCTTGTCAAGCTTTAATTCACTCACGGCGAAGAAAAGTGATTCCGAAAGTGTTAGCCATCCAAAACATTCTTACCGTAGCTAAACAACTGAAAGAGACTTTTTATTTTCCAGTGCAAGCTGACTTCCGAGGACGTTTATATTATGTGCCTAAAATGTTCAACCCTCAAGGCCCTGACATGGCTAAAGGTTTGATTGAATTTTCTACTTCCAAATCAGTAAGAGGACACGAACATTGGTTCCTCATAGGAGGAGCTAATAGATTTGGAATCAAGGGTACTTTTCAAGACCGACAAGACTGGGTTATTAAGAATGAAAAACTAATACGTTCAGTAGCCGCTGATCCGATCGCTAATCGATCCTTCTGGTGGGACTGTGAAAGCCCTATCGAATTTATGCAGTGGTGCTTCGAGTTTAACGAATGGTCACGTGACCGAATTAGCTTCAAGACTCGACTGCCGGTTAAACTAGATCATACTGCTTCGGGCTTACAAATAATTTCACTACTCCGCAACGACAAAGAACTGCAACGCTTGACCAACTTAACAGGAGCCGACATCCCGGTAGATATTTATCAAGAATTACTCGACTCAATTAGAGCTAAAATAATTAACACACGAGAACCTGAATTAATCACTTGGCTCTCACTAAACTTAGATCGAAAGTTAATCAAAAGTTTGACGGTCATGTACATGTATGGAGGCACACCACACGGCATGCAAAAAACAGTAGTCGAATGGTACGTTCAAAAAAGTGACGATATATTTGGACGAGAAATTTACATACAAATCGGCAAACTATTAAACTTATATCATGAAGCTCTTGATGAACTTTCAGAGAGCCCAAGATTGTTCATGAATGACTGTCGCCAATTAGTAAAAAAAGATGAGGTGCTATCATGGGAATCACCGAGCGGGTTTCCCGTCATCAACGAATATGCTGGCCAAAAGATTTCACGAATTAGAACTACCGTAAATGGAGAACGTGTAAGTTTTCATTTGAACAAACCGACAGGTCAATTAAGTTACCGACAAGCTCGCAGTGCAGTTGCAGCAAACAAAGTTCATTCATATGATGCTGCCATCTTACACCACGTGTTAAATAATTTTAAGGAACCAATAAATGCGCTGCACGATTGCTACGGTGTGCTACCGTCAGACGTCGAATACCTCCAACAAAACCTGAAGGAAGCCTTGACCAAAATCTTTAGCATTGACATTGGCCCTGAACTGAGGTATGCTGTTTCTTGACGTGCGGATGTACCGATTACACGTCGCACTGAAACGAGATAAAAACAAGAGAAATGACAAGTAAACTCAAAAAGAAAAACGTATCGATCACTACCCCCCAAGCAAATGCAGTATTCACTCATCTCAATGAGCCGGATACTAAATTTTGTAGTATAGGTTGGTATAAGATCACATTCGCTCTACCTGTTAAGGAAGGCGAAGAGCTGGAAAAGGTTCTTAAGAAAGAACTTGATGAGCACATCAAAACCGTCGAAGCGACTGGAAAGCCGCCTAGGATGGTAAACCCTGCAGAGGCAAAACGAGTCACTTCTCCAGAAGGAGAGGAGATGCTGCATTTTACAGCAAAGTTACGCCCCTACTTCACCTCCAAAAAGGATAACTCTAAGATATATCAGAGGCCTCAATTATTTGATGCTTCTGCAAAACCTATGAGTGAACTTATTGGTGCTGGTAGCAAGGTGAAAGTGGCAGTGCAAATCATTCCATATAACACGGCAATGGCAGCTGGCGTATCCATGCGTCTTAAGGCTGTACAATGTTTAGAATTGGTTCGAGTTGGTGAGAGCGGAGCAGAAGACCACGGGTTTGCAGTGGTTGAAGGGGGCTTCGCTACAACAACCGATCCTGTTACTGCACCGACCGCCGACGAAAGCAGTAACCCCGTACCACAAGCCGAGCCCAATAACGCGGCTGACTTCTAATCTGGTAGTCTAGAGGTCAAGCTGATGGGTTCTGTATGTGATGCATACCGGAGTAAGCTCGAAAGGGGGATGGGACGTCTTCTGGAAGATGAAGGCGTTCCATTCTCCTACGAGCCGACTCGGATAAAGTACAAGAAGGATCATACCTACTTACCTGATTTCTACATAGAGTCGAAAGGCTACTATATTGAAACTAAAGGTAGGTTTCTTCCTTCGGATCGAGCGAAGCACTTGCTTATAAAAGAGCAAAATCCAGATGTGGAGATTCGATTCGTTTTCCAGAACCCTAACGCACGATTGAGTAAAAAAAGTAAAACTACTTATTCTCAATGGTGTGAAAAACATGGTTACCTCTGGAGCGGAAAGAAAGTGCCTCGATCATGGTTCTCATAAAACCACACAAAGCAACGCATGCTACTCTAGTCTCCGCTGGAGGTAAAAAAGCGCATGTTGCTATAGCCGACCTCGACTGCCTTGAAGGCGTTTCAGGGACTTTAAAATGGTTGAAATTAACAGCCAATAGTCGAGAAATATTAGGAACCGTCCAATTTGATGGACAAATAGAAAGAATTGAAAGTGACTACCGAAAAAAAAGAAAGCCAACTGGTTAAACATGGCCCCTGTTCCAGTTGCGGAAGCAGCGATGCTGTTGGGGTATACGACGATGGGCATGGCTATTGTTTTAGCTGTGATACATTTCATGCGGATTACGACCAAAACGCATCAACTCCGAAGAAAGCTACCGAAGAGTTAACAACTCACGGCTCGCTTACTAATGTAGCCTTTAGCGGTTTACATAAGAGGAAGATAAGTGAAGACACCTGCCGTTTCTGGCAGTATGAAGTTGGAGAATATAATGGACGCCCTGTCCAGATAGCCAACTACTTTACGGGCGAAGGTGATCGCCTATCTAAAGTCAGATTTCCCGATAAGGATTTCATGATATTAGGAAAAGGTAAGCTCCCTTTGTATGGGTCGCACCTATGGCAGAATGCATCTAACAACGCGAAGATGGTTGTTGTCACTGAAGGTGAAATAGATGCTATGTCAGTTAGCCAGCTGATGGAAAATAGATGGCCTGTTGTGAGTGTACCTAATGGTGCAGCTGGGGCCGTCAAAGCATTCAAGGATAACCTAGAGTGGCTCGAAAGATATGAGTCAGTCATCATCATGTTCGACAACGATAAGGTCGGACAAGAAGCGGCTGATAAGTGCTGTCAGATTTTATCTGTTGGTAAAGCTAAGACTGCTCACCTCCCACTCAAAGATGCTAATGATATGCTTGTAGAGGGACGAGGTAAGGAGCTTCTTCAAGCAGTATGGAATGCTAAGTCTTGGAGACCTGACGGCATAGTAGCAGGCGAAGACTTATGGGAGATTATAAATAAAGATGATTCCTGTATGTCTCACCAGTATCCTTGGAACGGACTCAATACTATGACTCACGGTTTACGTGAAGGTGAGATTGTTACCTTGTGTGCAGGCTCTGGCATAGGCAAGAGTGCTATCTGTAAGGAAGTAGCATATCACCTACTATCATCTAACGAGACGATCGGTTATATAGCTCTTGAGGAATCAACTAAGCGCACCGCTTTGGGACTGATGGGATTACATCTTAATAAACCTATTTATCTTAACCCACAAGATCACGATGAAGCGGAAAAGAAGGAAGCATTTGAGGCTACTGTAGGATCAGGTAGGTATTTTACTTATGATCATTGGGGCTCACTTGCTGAAGATAATCTGTTATCAAAAATAAGATATTTAGTCACATCAGTTGGCTGTAAGATTATTTTTCTCGATCACATTTCTATAGTTGTATCAGGAATGGAAGGCGGTGATGAGCGTA